TTTAGTTCAAAGATATATAATATATTAAATATAATAATATATATTAAATAAATAATTTAAATATATAATTAATAATTTTAAATCTATATTTATAAATAATATATAATAATATAATTAATAATATATAATAAAAATATATAACTAAACTTTCTTTTTTATCTATTTTCTTTTCTTTAGATAATTTTGAAGTAGAAACAACTTGCTTACTATGCTTTATTTGTTGTTTTAAAGCGTTTTTAGACACTTTCTTTTGATTTGTATGTAAACTATTGTCTTTTGTTTTTTTGTGTCTTATTTTAACGTTTTTATAACTTTTACCATTTACAACTATTTCTTTTGTGTTATCTATTGGTTCAATTATAAATTCATCTTCTGTTTTATCTATTTTAGAATTGTTGTTTATTTCAGTATTTTCATTTGTTTTTATTTCTGTTTTTACATCAACAACTGAAACACTATCTTTCTTTTCTTCTAAATTTGTTTTACTAACTTTTCTTGAACCACAAGATATAAATACAATACTAACTAAAATATAAATCAGCTTCTTCATTTCTTCTATTTGTTAAACCATTAAGAACTTTACCACTAGCTTTATTCCATCTTAAAAATTCTGCTTTTAATGTTAAATCATTTGGATTTTTATTTATTTTTTTTAATAATGTAGATGAAGAAAAATTACCAGTTCCAACATTATAAGCAAATGAAACTAAAGAATTAAATTGATTTTGATTTATATCTGATGTTACTAATTCATCTACTCTTTTAGCAAATCTATTAGCTATTTCTTTAAACATATCAAATGCTTGTTGTTTAGTAATTTCTTTATCTAATAAAGTTACTCTTTTACCATTTGCATAATATGTATTTCCATAACCAATAGTTGGTATTTTAGCTGGACACAAATATGGTTTTAAACTCAATCCTTCGTGTTTAGTTATAAATAAATATCCTTTATTATCTAATATCATCTGTTTGATTTTTTATAGCTTTCAAATTGCTTTTTAAGTGCTTCGTGGTCTTTTTCCAACTGCATATATTTACCTTCTAATTCATTAAATTTATCCTTCCAATATTTACTTGCTTCTACTTCTTTTGCATAAGCTAAATACAAATCATTAAATTGCTTTTGTAAACTTCTAACATCATTTCTTAATTCTGAAATATCTTTAGTTTGTTCAACATTACAAGCTCTTAATTCATCCCTATCAGCTTTTAAATCTTCAACTAAAGCATCATAGATATTTTGAACTTTAGTTAAAAAGTCACCATTGCTATTTTTTAATTCTACTTTTTTAGCTTGTTTACCTCCAAATATCCAAGCTATTGGAATTGATAATGTACTAACAACTGCAACCCAATTTTCTAATAACCAAATCATAACTTTATATTACTATTGCATCTGCTTGTTGAAATATTTCATCTACTTGGTCATCTGTCATTTGTGTAACAGATTGTATAAATAAAACAGTTTGACTATTTCTTTCTACTGTTGTTCCGTAATTCCATACATTTTTAGCTGCTGTTTTATTTGGTTCTGGTAATTGGTCTAAAGCACTCTCTATTGTAGATATTAAATTCATTAAATTTAAAATAGTTCTTAATCTCCATAATTGAACTTCAGCTGGTGTTTTATCTTTAAATGCTTGTTCAATTTCTTCTGGTGTTGCTCCTTCGTAAAACTCTCTCGTGTCAAAATTAAAATAAGGTTTAACCATTTCAATCTGTAAAAGTTCATCGATTAAAACTTGTGTTTCTAAACACTCATTTGAGTAAGTTGCTCCGACAACTTGATTTGTTGCTATTTCTATTATTGTTTTCATATTTAATTGTGAATTGATAACATATTTCCAATGATACTATCTGAAGCGTTATTTAAAGTAATAGTAAAAAAAATAAAAAATTGATTTGATGGATTTAAAGCAGTTGAACTTAATCCCGTACTTACAAAAATATCAGTTATAGCAGTTGTTGAAAATGAATGTGCTAATAAATTTCCACCAATTAAATGATAGTTTCTCATTACTACATTTGATTGAATACTTGCACTACCAATATATATTGCAATAGTTGGCGCACCCGAAATAGTGTTTGTTGTATTTACTCTTAATCTTAAAGTATATGTACCTAAATTAGTTGTTTTATTTGCGCCAAATAATACTTTCATAATATCGTTACTATTAAAAGCACCAGCGGGAATTGTTGCAGTAAGTATTAAAGTTTCAGCAGTTGTACCAGTATGAGCAGTTTGCGAAGTTTGAACAAATCTATAAGGTGTATATGCTAAAGCATTTTGTTTTAAAGCTAATCCTGTATTAACTGCATTTACAGTTGGATATTTAGTTGCACTTGCTGTTAAATCAGTTTGTTTGTTAGCAACATTTTCAGCAGTAAATCCTAAAGCATTTTGTTTATTATTAAAAGTACTCCAATCTGTTGAACTTAATGCACCTCTATTTGATGCACTTGCAGTAGGTAAATTAAATGTATGTGTCTCATTTGATGAATTAATTGCAAAATCAGTTCCAGTTGTTCCTACTGATAAATTTTGTACTTGTGTTGTTAATCCATTTAATGCAGTTAATCCTGTTGTAAATGTTGTAAGTACTTCACAAAGGTTTCCGTTTTCTGTATGTAATGTTATAGTTCTTCCACTTGTAATTACATAAATACGAATTGCTAACCTATCAGTTATAAGTAATGAAGTTTGTGGTACAGGAATTGAAGTAAAGTATTGGTCAACAGTTGTACCATTTGTAATACCTTCTGGATTTGCTGAACCACTTGCAACAAGCGTAAATACATCTGTTGCACTAACTTTATAAAGTTCAGCGTAAAATTGTGGACTTCCACCTGTTGCACTTGATTGAAAATAAAATTCTACATTCCAATTACCACCNGGAATATTTAAAAATGAAGGGTCACCAGCATCAGTTATAAAAGATGCAATATATCCATTACNTTGACCATTTGTTCTTGTAAAATTAGTTCCAGCACCAAGTATTGGTGTTTTACTCANTTCATAATAAGTATCACCCCCAAATGTACCTTGTGAAACACTACCATTAAGATAATAATTAACTGATGAACCACCACCTGTTGAATTTGGAAAATTAGCNANTGTACCATCACCTCTAACATATTGNGAAACTAAACCAGCACCTGTTACAGCTATATCACCANTTGATGTTATAGGACTATTTGTAACACTAAAAGCTGAAGGCATAGTTAAACCTACTGAAGTAACAGCCGNTGGTANATCAGCAGCAGTAATAAAAGGATTAACACCATCTTCACCATCATTAGTTAAATCACTTGTATTAGTAGGTATTACATTGTAAAGTTCCCAAACNGCNGCTCCAACAGTTGCATCAGTACAAATGTAAGTTGTTCCATCATCTAAAGTCCAAAATGAACCAACTTTAAAACGTAAACTTGCATCAAAAGAAAAGTTAGGAACTGCATTAAAACCATTTGTTGAATTTCTAATAAATCCATTTTGGTCAAATACGTGTCTAATTCCACCTTGCCACATATCTTCATAATCTACACCACATATTCGAGAAACACCACCATTTTGACCAAAGTCATAAGTTCCTTTTCTAATTGAAGAATTATTTTCTAACTGGATTGCATCATCATTGTTTAATAAAATATCAGTTCCACCTGTTGTATTTCCTAAATCTAAAGTTTGTGCTAATGTTTGTGTCCCACCACCTCCTCCAGTTATTTTATTAATATTAACTGTAATAAGATTATCAGTTACATTAATAGTAACTTCTTCAATGGTTTCACCTACGTTTATATCTATAATATCGCTCATTATCTTGTTACATCATTTTTAATTACAAAATTACCACTTATATAAGTTTTAACAGTACCATCACCAAATTCTATTTCAATGTCATATAAATAATTAAAAGCACAAATATCAATTATTTGTTCATTTATCTTAAATAAACCATTTACATCATCAGTAATTGTTATACCAGCATCATCAACTGAAGTTAAAGATAAAAATGGAATACCACCATATTCTTTTCTTAATTGCATTCTAATAACAGCATCTACTAAACTATATGGTTCATCGTTTAATAGTAACTCAAAAGTTACTTCTTCAAATGTGTCCCCTTTAATACTTTGAAAATTTAATCCCATCTTTAGTTTTGTTTTCTATTTTTTTTAAAAATATTTCTAACTTCTTAATGTTAGATTGTTTTGGTTTATACTTATTTATCATAGTACCCATCCAGTAAAATAAGCATCTTTATCAGGATACATATCACCATTTGAATTAGCATTGTATTCAGGAAAATCTGCTTGATTAAAACACATAAAATCAATAAATCTATTTGTGTAATGTTGTGCTATATCCCTTGCTTTTTCTACCAAGAAATCAATTTCATTCTTTTCAACATTTGTAGCGTTTTCTGATGTATGTTTGTAGATGCCTTTTCCAGCGATTGTAATGGCTAAAAATGGTAATGCTTCTACCATACTCCAATGTATTACCATTGGTTTAATATACTTGCTTAAAAGTGTTGTATATGGTTCTGTTAAATCATCATTTACAATATCATCATTTAGTCTATTAAATAATTGTGTTCCTAAATAATTTTGTATATGTGTATCTTGTGCAATCTTGATATATTGAACAAATTTATCTACATCAATATTTCCATTTAATGCTGTAAACCTAACAATATCATCTCTCGTAACAAATAATGCTTGTGCCATATCTTAATTTGTAAATCCCATTTTGTCCCAATATTCTTGTGTAAAACCTTTTGTTGGCATATCTGCTGGTTTCATAGCAACTTCTTTTTCATTTCTAATTCTATAACCATACTTTTCAGCAGTAGCAGCACTAATAACTTTATCTTTTGCTTTTGGATTTGTAGGGTCTATTTTAACACCTTCAAAGTTTGCATAAGTTCTACGAAGCCATTTATGTTCACATCTTGGACCACCTTTGTACAACCATATAGAATAATTATCAGCACCTTTAACACCAAAACCAGCATTTACTGCTTGACTTTCCATTGCAATAATATCTTCTTTTCTATATACTTTATCTGCATTAATCATTTTATTGCAAAATTCTCTTTGACCAGTTGCATTACCACTATAAACATATCTTGTTATGAATTGTACACCATCAATAAGTTCATCTTGTTCTGGACTTTTTGCGTTTGGTCTTGCAGTACCTGTTGAAACAAATTGCCATATTTTAGATAATGCACTTTTTCTTTTTTTATTCTTTTCGTTTATAAAGTTAATTTCAGCATCATATTCTTCTTCTTTGTCATAATCAACTTCTACTTCATCAACTAAAGTCCATTCATTACCTAAAATTTCACCTTTAGCAATTAATAAATCTGCAACATTTGAACTTAAACAAGTTTGTGAACTTAAACCAGTTTCTTCTTTTACTTGTTCATCTGTTTGTGTATTGTCTAATTCAGTAAATTCTAATGGTTGAATAGTTTTAAAGTATAATTTTAAACTAATATCATTGTAATATAATATTTCATTTAATGCTTCTATTATTTCTAATTGATATGGTTTTATAACTACATTATCAAATAATAAAGTAGCAGTTTTAATTTCATCAGCATTGTTACCTAAACCACCATCACCATTTCTAATTCCTAATAACATAGGTGAAGTAACTCTATGCCCAACTATTAACTTATTAAAACATTCATTACTTAAATATTCATAATGTGCTGGTGCATCTGTTAATGGTATATCTTCAACTGTTGTTTTACTTTCAGCATTAGCATTAAAAGCTACAATTACCTTATCACCTCGTGAACCAGTTAGTTTGTTTTTAACATCTGCCTTTATTTGGTCACGCATTTCTTCAGTTGGAATACCATTATTGAAATTAATAACTTTAGTTCCACTAAATCCATTCTTTACATCGTTTATTTGGTAAACTGATATTTCTTCTTCAAGCATTGCGTAATCTAAAGCACCATTATAATCAACAGGTGTATAATAGTGGAATGTTGGTAAATAAGGTTTAACAACCATTATTTCTATTTCATTACCATTACCAAAACCAAANGCTGGTATTCTTTTTAATACTTCAGAAGGTTTAACTTTACTCCAATCTGCTGAATAAAAGTATGCTTCTATTTGTCCTTTATCATTACATTTTTCTGCTCTTAATGTATGTATAGGAAAATGTTCAACTTTAACTATTCTATTCTTTTGCTTTACTATTTGCATAGAAGCCATACCCATTAGTTTGCGTTCTAAACATACTTTACGCAACATTTCTGGCTTAAATAAAGTTTTCATTTGTGCNTATTCATTTGGCTTTNTTGNTGCATCTAAAGCATCTAAACCTTTACCATATATCATATTNGATATACCTGTAATAATAGCACCATTTGTAGTTGAATATAAAAACCTATCAATTAAGAACTGAAAGTAGTTATTATCATCACCATATTCTATATAACCTTGTTTTTTATTTTCTTGTATTTTAGGACTTGTATAAGCACTTAAATT